TAAGATGAGAGAGCGGGCGGGCGCCCTGAGGCGGCGGACGCTCGCAGGGCGCGGGGGGCGGGGCCGGCGGGGGTTCCGCGGGCGGCCCGCGCGGGTGGAGGCGGCGCTAGCCTTATCTATTCCTCTATTCAGTGATCTCTGTCACCACCCCTACCGCGCAGCCGAGGGGGAGGATGCTCGGAGGCAGGAGCTTATTCCCGCCCTCCAAGCGGTACTCGTAGTGACCTCCCCGGCCTCCATCCTTGTAGATTCTGCGAATCTCCGAGACGACGCCGCAGACAAGGTACGTAGAGTCGAGCAGATTCATTCCAGCTCGCAGGTCTCCCGCATCGACGACATCGATCTTCACGGAGGCCCCGACAGGTATCACCTCGGGCATCGCCTACTCACCTCCCCTACTCAGCTGGGCGATCTGCCGGTCAAGGTACTGACGAGCCTTGCGCAGGTCCTCCAGACGCTTCTCCTCGCCACCCTTGCGGCCCTGCCGCAGCAGGTACTTGCCGCAGTTCCACAGCAAGGGGTCCGAGGGGAAGGCGGCGTCCAGCACGTCCCACGACTCGACGTTGGCCGCATCGCTCAGGCCTAGCGCAGCCAGCGACTGCCCAAGCCACGTGTAGTGGTCCGGCGACTCGACGGCCTCGCCGGCGGATGTCTTCTGAGAGGTGGGTGAGACTCCCGTCGGCGGCTCGTAGTCCCAGACCTCGAGGTAGCGGCGGCTAGGCGTCCCCCACTCGGAGAATCCCTTCTCCCGGTAGGCGGGCTCCAAGCTCTCTGGGACGTACAGAGTCACATCCCCATAGCCGTGAGGGTTCTGGGACGGGTCGTCCAGCCCGGCCGGCGGGGTGGGTGAGGACCAGTAGAGCCTGCGGGACCTGGCCGGCGTGTCTGGCACCTGATCCAGGGCCTCCACGTACTCGTCCGGGATAGTCAGGTGGACATGGGGCGTGAGCCCGTCCCTGACCTCCAGCCAGGCCCCTTCGCCGAGATACAGGTCTACGTCCGAATCCAGGTCCGGAAGGTTCTCCTCGCTGATGACGAAGGTCCCGTCCTCTAGGAGGAGGCTGCCCCCGCCCTCGCGGGACGTCTTTCGGTACGCAGCTACGAGGGCCATGGTGTTCCGGGCCAGGCGGTCAAACGATCCATATCTGCTCACGGTGTTGTCTCCTTACGGGTGGGTGAAGTGTGCCGGTCGGCGCCCCCGCGCTCGCGGATGCGCTCTCCGAGCGCGAAGATCGGCAGTCCGACGGCTAGGGCGACGGCGGCGGCGGTCAGGGAGACGATCATGCCAGCACCTCCAACGCCCGGGAGGTCAGCCCGCGGATCGCGCACCTGCCCTGCCGAGGTACCACGCCATTGCCGAGGATGCGGAACTGGGCAGTCCGGGGAATCGTGCGGATTCCGGTGACCCACCCCCCAGGGAGGCCCATCATCCACTCGCCGAACTTCGCCGAGAGGCGGCGACCTCCCCGAGGCGAGTCCTCATCAGGCTCGGGCATGGGTAGCCCGGTCACCGACTCCCATAGCCTGAGTCTGGCCCCGTACTCTCCGAGTCGGGGGTCATGAGAAGGTGAATCCGGGTTTGGAGGTTCAAACCCCCCGTTCCGTGCTTCCCCGGCCCGGTCGAGGAGGACGCCGAGAGTGTCGGCAGCAGTGGGCCGGAAGGCCAGGACGAAGACTCGCTCCCGGCGGTGCGGGGCTCCGACGTCGGACGCTCGGACAGAGTCCCACACCACGCCGTACCCGAGGCCGGCCAGGTCCGTGACCACTCTTCCGAGGGCAGGAATCCCGCGGCCTCCTCGCGCTGTGCGTGCTCCTGCGACGTTCTCCCAAATGACGACATTCGGACTCAGCTCCTCCACTGCTCGATACATGTGTGACCAGAGCCCGGATCGGGTCTCCTCGGACATTCCGGCCCGTCTGCCGGCCGATGACAGGTCCTGGCAATTGTGAACGACGATCCCCGCAGCGATGAACGAGTGGTCTCGGTCGACGGTGAGGTCGTACACGGAGGTGACCTCGCCGGCCTTAGGGGCGCGGCGCAGTTTGAACCAGTGCCAGTCGGCGTCGGTCTCGGTGAACCGCCCGTCGTCAGGCGTGGCGCGGACCTTCCACCACGGACGCTGGTTGACGGTACGTCCCTCAATGACCTTCGTCGGCGCGACCCGGCACTGAGAAACGGTGCAGGTGTAGCCGAGCGACTTGGCGAGCAGCTCAATGCCCGTGGTTAGGCAGGGGGACACGGAGTTGGATTGCGTGAACTTACGACCCTCAGGCTTCCAGCCGTCACCGGACCAGTAGCCGTCGAGGAACGCTCTGCGATTCTCCGCGGTCTCGGCGAGGAGGAACGCGGGTATGGTCTTACCGTGGGCCAGCTTGCCGAAGTGCTTGGTGAGCCAACCCCGTTCGGCAGATGACTTGGGCATTGTTAGGCGGAGAGCCGTCTCCTGCGGGTGGCGGGTCCAGCCGGGGAAGTTGTCGGCATCCGACTCCTTCCCCTTGCCGACGTACACGTTCACCCGGTTGTCGACGTAGCCGTCCGCGACGAATCGGCCGATCTGCCACCACGTGAGCGTGTCAGGCTTGGAGACTCCTTCGTGGGTGACGGAGACGGGCGAGGCTGCGAACAGGTTGTGGGAGTCCTTCGCCTCAACCCACCGAGGAGCGCCGAGGTGACGGCGGTAGCGCCGGGTCGCAGTGTTCCACCGCTGCTCCGGTGCGCGGAGCCAGAGCGGATGCTCGGGGGTGCAGTAGAAGCCGCTGCGAAATTCGACGGTCTCGGAGGTTCGACGCATCGTGTGAGTGACTCGCGACCAGCGGGCGGCGTGGGTCCACACGAGGTCACCGACCTGCACGTCCTCGATGGGGCGAAATCCGTCGTGGGTAAGTATGGGAGTTCCTGCGGTGAAACAGGGCGTTCCACCCAGCAGCACGTCCACCTCCGGAGTGGACGCCCAGTCGATGCGCGTCATGTCTCCCAGATTCGGGGAGCAGGGGAACCGTTCACTCAGGACCCTGGACGCGTGGCGGTCGACCTCAGACATCCAGATCGGGTGCTTGTCCCCGATGGAGAGGCTCAGGCCCCCGTACCCCGCGCACAGTTCCCCGGTCCTGAGGGGGTATCGCTCCCACTCCGGAGCCGTGAATAGCCGGGTCATGCGACCGCCCCGTCCCGGGCGCTCATCCACGTCGTCACGGCCTCCAGGGCGGAGGCGCCGAACGCGGCGGGGATCGTCATGCCGCTCGGGTAGACGCCCCAGCATCGCAGACCGCAGCGCTTCAACTGGGCGACTGCCTGGCCGTTCTCGTAGACGAGGCACGTCCTGGCCTCGTGCAGGGTGTCCGTGTCGAGCGGCTTGATTCGCGCCCGAGGGTGCTGGAAGACTCGGGTCCTGGTGGTCTTGGTCGGTGAGGTCTCGGTGCTCATGGTTCCTCGCTAGGTGGTAGGTACTGCGGGCTTGCCCTAAGCGTATGCCGTCATACGTCCCAAAGCAAGCCCGCAGCGATCAGATCAGTGTGAGAGGCGTCTCGTCCTCCTTGCCGATCTTCGGCGGCTTGCGCTTCCACTGGCCGAGGACGCGGTCCACGGTCTGCCGGGTCATGCCGGAGAGCGCGCTCAGGGCCGACTTAGACACGCCGCGCGAGTAGGCAGCCAGGACCTCCTGCTGGAGGGCCGCGCGGGCGAGCTTCGCGTCCCGGCGGGCCTTGCGGTCGAGTCGCGCGGCCTCCTCCAGCGGGTCACTGGCCGGAGGCTCCGGCGCCAGGTCGTCGGTCAGTGAGGTCGGAAGCCGCTGCCCCAGCGCGTGGGCGTGCTCCTGAGAGTCCTCCAGGGCCTTCGCCTGCTGGACAGTCAGCGAGAGCAGCTTGCGCAGGTCCTCTACCATCGCGCGCTCGGCGTCGATCCCGAAGGCGCCGCGATACCCCTTGCCGCCGGCCCAGTCCTCCAGACGCTTGGGCAGGTCTGCAATGTCGTTGATGGATGTCATAGGTGTCTCCTATAGATTCAGTCGTCCAAGTAGCGGGTAGCCCAGGCCAGGGCCAGGGCGATGACCTGAATCACCTCAGACTCCAGGTCCGAGCCGTGACCCGTCTCGGCGTCGTTGTCGTAGGTCAGGCACGCCGCGACCTCGCCGATCTCCTCGACGAGGGCGAACAGGCGCATGGCGTCCGTGGGGTCATCGCACTCCAGCGTCATGCCGGGGTGCTTCTCGGCGGCGCGGGAGTACTCCTGCAGGGCGAGGGCCAGGATCGGGCGGCCGGGAATCAGGGGTTCGGCGGTCGTGACTATCTGCGCCAGGACCAGGGCTCGGCTATCCCTTGTAGTAGTAAGTATCAGTGAGGCGTGGGCCAGGATCAGAGACACCGCGTCCTCAGGGTCCGGCGGCGGGACGGGGGCGTTCCGGCAGTATCTGTCCCAGACCGCGCGCATCTTCTCTCGCGTAGCCTGATTACAGGTATTGATATCTTCCACTTAGGTCTCCTTACGTAGCTGGGGCGGACGTATGAAATCATACGTCCGCCCCTCAGGAGATGCAAGCCGTCAGAACCGGGGAAGCGTGCCCGCCAGTGAGAGTCCGCTCACAGCGCGCCTGATCGTACCCCTCGGGACGAACAGTGACGCCTGGCCGGCGTCCCGCAGCCCGAGCAGGCCCATGCTCAGAGCGTCCACCTGGTCATCGTGGCGGCCCGAGGGGAACGCCCGCATCTCGGAGATGAGCTCGTTCACCCACCCGTTGCCTGGGTCCGAGGGGTGGGGCAGGTAGACGTTGCCGGACTCGATCTCCGGCGTGACTGCGCGGGCGCGGACCTCCTTGGACGAGCGCGGCTTGATCGGCTTGATCCCCGCCACCTTCTTGCGCAGCACGTCGATGGCCGCCGTACCGTTGGCCGCATCCTCTACGAGCCGCTGGTGGACGAACGATCCGCCGGGAGAGGCGTTGTCGTCAAGGTCGCCGGCGTTGCACCAGCGCAGCATCTTCTCCAAGGTCTGAGTGAACGACCACTGGCCGCGCTGCTGCGCGATCAGGAACCGGTCAGGCCCCTGCCGGCACCAGCGCTGGCCGACGGCGTAGTCCGACGTCGAGCTGCCCTTGAAGGTGAGGTCCCACGAGTCGAGCCACTGCCCGCGCTCCAGGCGCTCGCGCGGCAGGAGGATCACGGAGTCGTCCCCGTCCTTGACCTTGGACGGGTCCGTCGTCCAGAACCGGAGCCAGCCGAGGTTGAAGATGCTCCCGTCAGCCGGCGTCGGATGCTGCTGGTACAGGGCCTCCCACATGTACGCCCCGACGGAGCGCTTCAGAGAGTCCCAGCGCTCCAGCGCCTCCTCTCGGGTCTCCTCCACGAGGGGGCTGTAGAGCGGGTCGCCCGGCTCGCGGCCGAGCGGGTCGTCCTCCTCGGCGATGGCCGGGAAGATCACGTTCTCCCACTTGGCGGCATCGGGGTTCTTGGCCGGGTTCAGGAGGCGGCCGATGAAGTCGTCCTCGTGCCAGCGAGTCGCAATGGCGATGCAGAGGAACGGCGGCTCCAGACGAGTGACGGCGTTGGCCTGCCACCAGTCCCAGATCGCCTCGCGCTTCGACTCGCTGTGCGCGTCGGCGAAGTCCTTGACCACATCGTCCATGAGCATGACCTTGAAGCCGAGACCCGTGATCGACTGCCCCGGCGCCGAGCGGGAGACGATGCCCCCGCCCCGCGTTGTCTGCCACTCGCTCACTGCGCCGGCGTCGGACGCGATCTTGATGCCCCACTTCTCGCCGTCCTCCTCGACGAAGCGTCGGACCTGCCGGCCCCACGCTGTGGCGAGCTGTGGCGAGTGAGAGATGAGGCCGATCTTCCAGTCAGGGTGCTGGCGCAGTAGCCAGATCGGCAGATTGATAGAGGTCAGCGTGGACTTGCCCATGCGGGGGGGCATGGAGATCGTCATGTAGCGGTTCTCGCCGGCCTCGACGGCGCGCACGGCCTCGGCCAGGCGGTCGGAGAGGTACTGGATGTGGGGGCGGCCGGCGTACGCCTCGTCGAGCTGCTGAGCGCTCTCCAGCGGGTCGGCCGCCTGTCTGTAGGTCGGATCGTGCGGGTAGGGCGCTCCGGCGTGAGGCCTCCCGTCGCACGAGGGCCGGTCGCACTTCGGCTGATTCTCAAGCCACGCCTGACGCTTGATGAGCGCTTCCAGCTCCTCCTCCAGCTGGGCCGGAGTCATCTCCCACGGCTCCATCGGTTTCTTCACGCGGGGCATAGGTATCTCCTATCGCTGAGGCGGACTTTCATATAGATACAGAATACCGCCACCCCTCATCCCAAAGGGTGGCGGTATCTCTGCCCCAGTGTCCCTGGTCAACTCTACTGCTCGGCGTCGATCACCTCAACTTCAGCCGGGCCTACGTCGATGAGGCCCTGCTCACGTTTTCGGCGCTCGACCTCCGCTACCAGCTGCTCGATCCTCGACGTCGTGGCCGAGGCTGTCATCTCGGCCAGGTTCGAGGAGACCTCGATCTGCACCTTGGCCGAGTCGGCCCCGGCGCCGGCGGCCTCCCGCTCGATGCGCGCCGCTACATCCATCATCTGGACGATCCCGTTCGCGCTCATCCGGGCGATCCGGTCCTCGGTCAAGCTGTCGAGCCACATCTCCGCCTTCTCCAGAGCCTTGCGGCCGAGAGCCCGGTGACGGTCCCCCATGGCGATCCGGTAGCGGACGAGCTCGTTCGCCTCGTTCTCGGCCAGGTGCTTGTCCCAGGCCTCGACGCGCTCCTTCCAGGACCACCGGGCCGAGTAGTGGTTCCCGTTGGGCGCGTCCCGCACCCGCCGGCGCTCCATGTCTCGGTAGGTCTTGAACGATGCGTAGGCGGCCTCGGTCTCACCGTCCTGGCGTTTCCAGATCGGTCGGGTGTAGTCCAGCGGGGCCGGCTTGCGGGGCGCCGGCGGCTTCGCGGTAGTCACAGCCCCTCCAGAGCTGAGGTCCAGTCCTGAGACGGTGCCAGGGACCGGTTCACGAGGGCGCGGGCCAGGTCCTGGGCGAACTTCTCCGCGAACTCCGGGCTCCAGCCCTGTTCTCGGACCATCCGGGAACGGATGCCGGCGCAGGCTGCCGTGATGGAGAGGATGGTGTCCCCGGCGACCATGAGGGCGTCTCCGGCATCTGCCACGCCGCTCTCAGGCTGCTCTGGGATGTCGTCGATCACTTCTCGTGCGGCGTTACTCATGGGCAAGGTCCTCCATCTCCTGTCTCTTCATCTGGTCGACCATGATCCGGTAGATGCGGGCCACGGTCTTCGCGTGCCAGCACGACGCCCAGCGCGAGTTCTGGCCGTGCTTGCAGGTGCACGTGAACCGCGGGTACCCGTGGTCAGACTTCAGAACCACGTGGTGGAACCGCTTCCCGTCATGCCCCTTGACCTCCCCGGTGCCTCGGGCCGAGTAGGACCGCACCCACCACACCCGGAGGTTCACCGCGTCCTGGTAGACCGAGCCGGTTCGCCACGTCTCGCGGGCCGACTTCAGCTGGGCCGGAGACATCTCCTCCCACTCCAGCTGGCGCACGAAGTCGAACTCGGTCGCAGTCAGTCTAGCCCTCGCCACTGAGATCACCTCCAGCCCCGACGACCGGGTACATGCTCGACAGCGTCGATCCGGTCAGCGCCTCGCGCACCGCCCACTCGGCCTCGTCGGCGTCCAGGACGGTGCAGGCGGCGCCGCCGGCAGCGCGCACGCGGCGAATCTGCCGGACCTGCTCGACCGATGTGCGGGCCAGTGCGTGGGCGCGGGACTCGCCGGGCTTCTGGTGCTTGACCTCGAGGAAGATCAGCCGCCCCTCGATGCAGACGAGCAGGTCGGGGATGCCGGCCTCCATGTAGACCGAGCCGTGCATCTTCCAGGTGACCGACTCCGGCCATACCTGAGCGATGCGGCGCCGGATGGCGTCCACGACACCGCTCTCCTTGCTAGCCATGTCACTCCTTTCTGTCTAAGGGGACGGCCCCCCCCCCCCGCGCGGCGCCCCCCCGCGCCGGGCACACAAGTGCGGGCGGGCGGTCGCGTGCGGGGAGGGGCCTGTATCGGTCCCGGAGGGTGAATCAGCGCTTGCCGCCCAGCAGGCTGCTGCCCAGCTTCACCAGGTCATTCATGTCCAGCTTGCCGTCACCGTTCTGGTCCAGCAGGCTGGCCAGCGCGCCGCCGGCGCCCTGGTTGTTCAGCTGCTGGCGCTCATTGGCCAGGGCCTGGTCCAGCTGCTGCGTGCCGTTGCCACCCTGCAGGAAGCGCTGGCTGAGGAAGGACATGACGATGGGCAGCAGCATGCCCAGCAGATTGCCGGCACCCTGCGTGCCCAGGCCGGTGGACTGGCCCAGCCCTTCGGCGGCGCGGGCCGAGCCCTGGTTGCCGAAGACGGTGGCGAGCAGGTCGCC